TCAACAACGGTAGTAGATGCAGACCGTGTTGTATTCAATGACGATGGCACAATGAAACAAGTGGCAATGTCTGACATAAAAACATACATCAATGCTTCTTCTGGTGGTGGTGGTGGATCTTCTGGCACAGTAACAAGCGTTGGGTTAAGTGTGCCAACTGGATTAAGTGTTAGTGGTTCACCTGTTACAACATCAGGTACGTTAGCTATTTCATTAGCAAGTGGTTACGTTATACCTCAGTCATCACAAATTCCATCAACAAGTGATATTAACAATTATAATACTGCATTTGGTTGGGGCGATCACGGAAGTGCAGGTTACTTGACCTCTGCGCCTGCGCCAAGTTCCGCACAAGTCGGATCTGCTACGGCAGGTTTGGCTTTAGACGCAGTAGGCTCATACGCTTTTTTAAAGAATGGCGTTGGAAGCACTACAGTGGTTGCAGGAAACACTTATGCAGGTACTAATTTAGGGTATTCTAATGTGAATGAAAATTACAGTACATCATACAAAGTTGCATCTGGTGGAACTTGGAGAGCGATGGGCAGAGGCACAACTAGTACCACTACTCTTTATTTACGAATATCATAGGAGAGACAATTGAGCGTAGAAATCACAGAATATCGTAATGCTATATCATTAAGTGAAGATAATTCTTTAATGGAGGTAGAGATAAATCACCCTGATTACGGTTGGATACCTTATGGAATATCGTCAGCCGACACAGACCAAACAATAGACAATACTGCACTTTTAGCTTTAATTGGATCAGATTTTATTGCTTCTACACAAGAGGCACGTGACGCAAGGTTAGCCTCTGAGCAAAGGACTGTAAGAGATAATATGTTACAATTAGAAGTAGACAGTATTGTTTCCAACCCACTCCGTTGGGCGGCTTTAACGACAGAAAAACAAAATGAGTGGGCGCAATACCGCACAGATTTATTAAATGTTCCACAGCAATCAGGTTTCCCAAACAGTATTTCATGGCCTACAAAACCAGAGTAAAATAATGACAATCATACCACTAAAAATTCCAGCAGGTTTTTATCAAACAGGAACAGATTTAGACGCTTCTGGACGGTGGCGTGATGGGTCATTAGTACGTTGGCGTGACGGATCACTTAGACCAATAGGTGGTTGGCGAACTAATGAAAATATTGCAAGTATTACAACAAATGCTCCTAGAGGTATGCATACGTGGGAAAGCAACGCTGGGGCGCGATATGTAGCAGCAGGTTCTTACAACGAATTGAAAGCTGCGTTATCAGGTGGAACTGTATATGATATAGCTCCCACAGATTTGGTAGCTGGCACAGAAAGTGCTGCTGTAAACACAGGATATGGCTATGGGTTTTATGGCGCTGGAACATACGGAACACCACGTCCTGACACTGGAAACTTAGTAGAGGCTACTACATGGTCAATAGATAATTGGGGTGAGTATTTAGTCGCTTGCTCAACAACAGATGGTAGGCTTTTAGAATGGCAGCTAGGTACAAGCGCAAAGGCTGCTGCAATAGCAAACGCTCCAACTAATAATTTAGGCTTAATAGTAACTGAAGAACGGTTTATTTTTGCGTTAGGCGCAAGCAACAATCCACGCAAAGTGCAATGGTGTGACAGAGAAAATAACACACAATGGGCAGCATTAGCTAACAACGAAGCTGGTGATATAGAATTACAAACATCAGGACAAATACAAACAGCTATAAGAACACGTGGACAAACTTTAATTTTAACCGATGTCGATAGTTTTAGTTCACGCTATATAGGGCCGCCCTATGTTTTTGGATTTGAAAGGGTTGGTTCATCTTGTGGTATAATTTCACGTATGGCAGCAGCAGATGTTGACATGGGTGTTTTTTGGATGGGTAACGGTGCATTTTTTAGATTTGATGGAAATGTAGTATCAGAAATCCCATGTGATGTGCATGATTATGTTTTTGGAGATATAAACACAGCACAAAAAAGCAAAACATGGGCTTTTACTAATGGACAATTCGGTGAAATTTGGTGGTTTTATTGTTCTGGTAGTTCTAATGAAATAGACCGATATGTTGCATTAGATTATAAAGAAAATCATTGGTTAATCGGTAATTTGTCAAGAACTGCTGGCACTTCTAGGGGTGTATTTACTTACCCAATGTTGATGGGTCAAGATGGCGCGATGTACGATCACGAAGTCGGATTGTCTTATTTTGATAAGCAAACAATTACTGTCACGGTAGCAAATGTTGATGGTGGTAATAAGTACATATTAGATCAAAGCAATTATCCAACATTAACTTTAAAAAGGGGTTACACTTATATTTTTGATCAGAGCCATAGCTCTAATTCAGGTCACCCATTACGTTTTCGCAATACAGACGATACATCATATTCAACTAATGTAGTTGCAACAGGTACACCTGGTAGCAGTGGGGCAAAGGTTACTTTTGTAGTGCCAGATAATGCCCCAGCGTCTCTAAAATATTATTGCACCGTACATGGTAACGGCATGGGTAATACAATTTCTGTAGTCGCTGCTGATAGTATTTTTGCGGAAACTGGCCCTGTAAGTATTGGCAACGGTGAAAAAATCATGCAGGTAACTAATCTTATTCCTGATGAAAAAACACAAGGTGATGTAAATCTAAGTTTCAAAAGCAGATTTTATCCAAATGCTACAGAAAGTACGCATGGGCCATTTACCCCAACTAATCCAACGTCTGTAAGGTTTTCTGGTAGACAAATTCGTATGCGTGTAGATGGAGACACTCCGTATGCTGCATGGCGTGTAGGAACAATGAGAATTGATGCAAAATCGGGAGGTAGTAGATAATGGCTGCACCAGTATTACCACCAATTGGCGATAACATTGCTGCATGGGGTAATAACCTGACTGCCTATTTGCGTAGGCAATTACCACGTTTATATTTTAAAACAGCAGATGATAACCCATCAGAAGATGGTATTATTTTATGGGATACTAAAAATAAATACGCAGTGGTTTCGCATAATAATGCATTTAGACAACTTGCAACAAAGCAAGCAACACCGCCATCAAGTGTAGGTTCAAGTGGTGATGTGGCAGGGATGATTTCATGGGATACGAACTATATTTATATCTGTACTGGATCACACGATGGTTCTACAGCAATTTGGAAAAGGGTAGCGTTAGCTAGTTATTGATGGAACATTGGAGATTAAGCCCAGATTTGCAAAGATGTAAGCCGTGGATAGAGGCCGCATTAGAGCATTGTAACGGCACACATGAATGGGAAGATATTGTTGTAGGTATTGCAAAAGGCACTATGCAACTATGGGCAGCACCAAGGGGGTGCATCGTCACAGAAATTGTGGTATATCCAAGAAAGAAAGTAATTAATATATTTTTAGCTGGTGGAGAATTAGACCAAATTATGGATATGGATCACGATATTGGAGTATGGGCAGAACGACATGGTTGCACTGGCGGTATTATGACAGGTAGGTTAGGGTGGAAAAAACCATTAAAAGAAAACGGTTGGACATTGCAGCACGTTCATTTTCATAAGGACATAAAAGATGGCTAAAGGCGGTAGACAAACACAAGAAGTAATTTTGCCAGAGTTTTTGGAAACTCCAGTACAACAACAATTAGGCATGGCGGCTGATTTAGTTCCTTTGCAAAGCACATACATACCAGATACTGGTGTGCAAGTTGCAGCATTATCACCGCAAGAACAATTAGCAAATCAATATACAGACATGGCGGCACAATCTTTCGGTATGCCAACTGTAGATACAAGCAGTTATTTGCCACCAGTACAAAACATGGGTGGAATACAAGGATATTCATCAGCACCTATGACTGAGCAAATGATCGGTAATGTACCACAACCTATTAGAGATTATGCTGAAAGTTTTGGCATAGCACCTGATGGAACAATTGGCGATAGAGCGCCACAAAATCAACCTGTAGCCTTAGAAATGCAAGGCGGTAGTCGCGGTAAATAGGAGAGTAATATGGCTGGCGGTGCAAACCCACAAATGACAGCAAACCCTTTTGCACAAGCATCAGGGGCGCAACAAGCAGCATTAGCAGGTACAGGGGCTGGTATGGGTTACATGCCATCACAAGTGCAAGCAACGTCTTATCAGGCAGCTAATCCAGCCGCAATGATTGGGCAATTTCAAAATCCATATGAAAGCCAAGTTGTGCAACAAAGTTTAGCCGATATAGGTCAGGCGCAAGATCTTGCTCTAAATCAATTAGGAGCGCAAGCACAGGCTGCAAACGCATTTGGTGGTAGTCGGCAGGGTGTAGCAGAAGCCCAAACTAGGTTAGGCTATGGTAAACAAGCAGCTAATATGGTTGGTAATTTACGACAACAAGGATTTAATACAGCGTTAGGCGCAGCGCAAAATTTAGCAAATGCACAAAATCAAGCATCACAGTTTGGCGCACAAGCTGGCATGACTGCACAACAACTTAATCAAAGCGCAGGGTTGCAAGGCAATCAACAGCGTCTAGGGGCTGCACAGCAGCTTGGTAACTTAGGTAGGCAGTCTTTTGGGTATGGTCAGTCGATACAGGATAGAATGGCTGCACAAGGGGCGCAACAGCGCGGCATACAGCAACAACTAATTGATAGTGCTAGAGGAAACTTTGATAGATACCAACAAACACCAGCGCAAGGATTAAACACCCTTCTAGCGGCAATATCAGGAACACCAAGTCTTTCAGGGCAGCAAACCAGCGCAAGCCCAGGGCTGTTTAATTATCTGCAAACTATAGCAATGATGAGTTAGGATTAAGTTATGATGAACCCAGATCCACAAACAGGTGGTTTATTTAGTTTTTTAAATCGTATGCGTAGACCTAATCCAACTACTGGTTTAACACCTTTGCAAAATTTTGGACAGGCGCTTGACCCATTAATTTTACCTTCTATGCGTGGTGGGGAAGCAATAAGAGCGCAAGGACAACAGCGTTTAAATGAACAAAATAAAAACCGTAGTCTGCAAGAATTGCAAAAAATGGCAGCAGGTGGGGATCAGTTGGCGCAACAATTACTAGCTGCTGTGCAAAGTGGTGGTATGTCATATCAAGATGCTTTTAAAACACTAATAAATAACAAAGCAAGAGCGCAAACAACAGGAGTGCAATCATCACAATTTTTACCAGATTTAAGTGGGAGCGTTTCATTAGATAGGCAAGGTAATTTACAGGTTTCTACTGTTGATGGAAGAATTTTAACAGGAGAAGAAGCAACACAATTTATAGCGGAAGCAAATGCTAGAAATGTTGAAAATCAAAGAAATATTTATCAAGGCAGAGCGCAAGGCACTGGAGAAGGTAAATTAGAATTTGCATCAGCAATAAAACAAGCTGAAAGTGAGGGTGCAAGAAAAATTATTTGGATTGATGAAATCAACAAACAAAGAGGTAATATGCAAAGCACTGTAAGTAATTATGATGCTGCCTTAAATGCATTAGATAATGGTGCTTCAACAGGGCGTGTTGCTGCGTTAATCCCAACAATAACTGCACAAACTGCATTATTAGATACTGCTAAAAAAGAATTAGGATTAGATGTAATTGGTTCTGTAACATTCGGAGCGTTGAGTGAAGGTGAGTTAAATTTAGCAATGGATACTGCGTTACCATCAGATCAATTGTCACCAGAAGAATTAAGAACGTGGATAACGGAACGCAAAGAAGCAAAACAAAAAGCTCTAGTAGCTTTGACGGAAACAGCTATTTATCTATCTAAACCGAATACAACATACGAAAGTTATTATACTGACTTTTTAGGATTAACAGGTTCAGGCAATCCGACAGGCAGTGTAAACACAAATGCAGACAATGACCCTTTGGGAATACGCAATGACTAAATTAGATGAATACAGAAAAAAATTTCCACAGTATAATGATCTTTCTGATGGGCAATTAGCTTATGGAATTTACAATAAAACCTACAGAGATTTACCATTAGTACAATTCGCAAAACAATTAGGTTTTAATAAAACACAAACATTAGATTTTCTTAAAGTTGCAGGTCAAAAAGGCGATGCAGTGCGGTTTGAAAATCAAACGTCTGCAAACGTTGGCAACAATCCTACTGGTGCTTTGCGTAGTTTTTTTCAGGGCATGACTTTTGGTGGTGGTGATGAAGTAGTTGCTGCTGGAACAGCAGGGGCAAAAAGTTTATTGGGTCAGGGCGCAGGTTCTTTTTCAGATATGTATGAACAAGAATTGCAAAAAGAGCGTAGTAGATTAGGGCAATTTAGAGAAACAAACCCTAAAACAGCAATTGCGTCAGAGTTGGTTGGTGGTGCAGTAGTACCGTTAGGCACAGCTAAAAATGTAAAGCAAGGTGTTGGATTAGGTCTTGGATTAGGTGGCTCAGGGGCATTTTTTAGCGCAGATGGCTCAATAAATGATCGTTTGATGGCAGCGCCTGTAGGTGCAGCGTTAGGTGCAATATTAGGTGGTACTTTTGCAGTTGCTGGCACTACGATTGCAGAGCAAATAAGGTCATATATATCAAAAAAAGCACAAACTGCTGCTGCACAAGGTGGTAAAACAGTCCAACAATTGCGGAGTGAAGCAAACGCAGCTTACAAAAATGCTGCTGAACAAGGTGTTAAAATTGCACCAGAAGAATTTGCAAAAATAATTGATAATACGATTAGCGAAGTTACAGGTAGTGGCAGAGCATCAAGAGCTATAAGTTCTTCTTTAACGCCAAAATCATCAGGTGTAATTTCAGATATAAAAAAAGAAGTTACTAATATTATTAAAACAGAGGGAGACGCTGTTGGATTTGATGACTTGCAATATTGGCGTGGGTTAGCAGGTGACGCAGCAGCAGATTTTACAAATCCAGCCGAACAAAGAGTTGCTGGCATTATTAAAAAAAATATTGATGATTTTGTAGAAAATTTAAGTGAAGGACAAATATATAGTGGCAATTCAGCAAAAGCAGTATCAGAATTAAAAAAAGCTAGAGAAACTTGGAAAAAAATGCGGAAAACTGAAGTTGTTGATAAGCTTCTAAGAGACGCTCAAACTTACGCAGGGGGTTTAGAAAGTGGTCTTAGAAATCAAATTAGCAATATTTTGCGTAGTGAAAAAAAACGTAGGCAGTTCAGTAAATCAGAATTAGCACTTTTGACACAAATTAGAAATGGTACACCGATTGGTAATTTAATTGGCAATATTTCAGCAGCAGGTTTTTCATTAACTGGCGGTAGGAATGTTATGGGTGGTGGTTTAGCAAGTACGACAGGTGTGCTTGCAGCAGCAGCAGGTTCGCAAATAGGTGACCCAGCAATAGGTGCAGCCGTAGGATTATTGCTAGAGCAATCAGCTACAACAGGTGTTAGATTTGTACGAGAAATGTCTTTAAAAAACAAAGTAGAATTATTTAGAAATATTGTTGCAAACAACTTAGCTGACGAAGTTATAAAGAAAAATCCTGGTGCATATAAAATTCTAGAGGCGTCTGCCAATTTAGTAGAAAGTGGCGCAACAGCTACAACAAGAGGTGCGACTGCTGGATTAGATCAAGAAATAGAAACACTTGTAAGGTAAAAAAATGCGATTAGAACCATTAGATCAAACACAAATTGAAAGCATTGTTTCTAAAGCAGTACAAGACGCAGTGGATTTCGTGGATAGTGAGATAGCACCACAAAGAATTAAAGCCCAACGCTATTTTGATAATGAAGTTGACATAGGGCATGAGGACGGAAGGTCTAGTGTCGTTGCATCAAAATGTAGAGAAGCAGTTAGAGGCATTAAACCAAGTATTCAGCGCATATTTCTAACAAGCGATAAGCCTGTTGAGTTTGTACCAAAAGGCCCAGAAGATGTTGCAGCCGCAGAACAAGCAACAAGTTTTGTTACATATAAATTTCAAAAACATAATGGTTACAAAGTTTTAAACGATGTTTTCCAAGATGCAATGGTCAAAAAAACTGGCATTGCTTATGTGTACTTTAATGAGGGTATGAAACCTGAAATATTTACAATGCGTAATTTGACTGACGAAGCGTTTACAGCATTGGTAGGTGAAGATGATGTAGAAGTTTTAGAGCATGAAATACGCACAAGCATATCTATTGATGAAGAAGGTGTTGAGATAGAAGTGCCAGAGCATGACGTCAAATTATCTAGGTCAGTGCCACATGGTGAAATATGTATAGAAAGTGTGCCACCTGAAGATTTTTTTGTAGATCGTAACGCACGTGGAATTGATAATTTTTATGTATGTGGTCATAGCACAGAAGTAAGAGTGTCCGATATTCTTGCGATGGGTTTTGATCTTGAAGATCTAGACGGTTTAGATAGCACAGAATATAGCACTGTAGATGACGAAGCAGAGTTTGAAAGGCGTGGTTACGCAATTGATGAAGGTGAAGATGAGAACACTAGCGCGGCATCAAGGAAGGTTACTTTAACACAAGCATATATGGAATTAGATATAGAGGGTACAGGAATACCACGATTGTATCAATTTTTATGTGTTGGTTCGACTTACAAAATATTAAATTTTTATGAAGCTGACGCTGCACCTTATGCAATTTTTGAATGTGACCCTGAACCACATGCGTTTTTTGGCACAAGTTTAGTTGATTTAGTAATATCTGACCAAGATGCTGCAACTGCAATGTTGCGCGGTGTGCTAGATAATGTTGCACTAACTAATAACCCAGGTGTGCAATATGTCGATGGTCAAGTTGCTGTTGAAGATTTATTAAACCCTGAAATTGGAAGAATAGTACGTGTCAAAGCGCCAAACGCAATAAGTGAAATGACAGTGCCTTTCACTGCTGGTAGCACGTTGCCAGCCTTACAATATTTTGACCAATTAGTTGATAATAAAACTGGCGTTTCTAAAATGGCGCAAGGATTAAATCCAGATGTTTTAAAATCTTCTACAGCAACAGCTATCGCTGCATCAATGGAAGGACAAACAGGGCAAGCAGAAGTCATTGCACGTAATTTTGCAGAAGGTGGCATGAAACAAATGTTTCGCCTAATGTTAGATCTTATGGTTAAAAATGCTGATGGTGAAGAACTTATGCGTTTGAATGGCACTTTTGTTCCAATAGACCCTGCTGCATGGGAAACGGATATGGATCTAACGGTAAATGTCGGATTAGGTACAGGGCGCGAAAATGAACGTGCAGCAGTGTTGCAGCAAACATTACAGATACAGCAAAGTATTTATCAAGCATATGGAGCAAATAACGGCATAGTAACCTTAACTCAAATTAGAAATACTTTAGCTGATTTATTAGCACTTGGTGGAGTAAGAAATTCTGATCGTTATTTTATGCCAATGACAACAGAAATAGAGCAACAAATGATGATGATGGCGCAACAGCAGCAAGCTATGATGGCGCAAGCACAACAGCAACAAGATCCAAATGCTGCATTTATGCAAACAGAGGCAATGAAAGCACAAACAAAAGCGCAAGTAGATATGACAAAAGCGCAGATGGACATGCAGTATAAAATGCATAAATTAGGCATGGATGATGATTTAGCTAGAGATGAAATGGTGCAAGATTTAGCTGTAAAAGTTGCAGAAATATTAGGTAAATATGGTACTGCTGTAGATACTGCTAGTATTAAAGCAGAGCAAGACGCAGCTAGACCACATAATGAACAAATGATGGGAATGTGATTTGGATATGGAGCAAAAGGCCAAACGGTCTAAATCACTATTAGAAAATGAATGGTTTATTAAAACTATGGAGAATTTGCGAGATCAGCAGAAAGCTATTTTCGCAAACAGCGCACCTTCTGAAGTGGAGAGGCGTGAAGAAGCGCACAGTATGATCTGTGCATTAAATGCAATTGAGCGTGAATTACAGTCACATGTTGACACATTGACGCTATTTACAAAGAAGGGAAAGCACCGTGTCCACGACTAACCCAATCAACGGCAATACAGTACAGGCGGTTGCCGAAAACTTGATTATGGAAACGCCAGATAATCCTGAGAAAGCAGCAGACGAAGTTGTTGAAGCAATTGTTGACGAACAACCTGAAGTAACTGAAGAAGTTGTTGAGGAACAGGATGACGTTGAAGCCCAAGCCAACGAAGTAGATTTGGGTGAGGAATACGAAGAAGCTGAACAGGACGAAGTTCAACCAGAACCACAGTATAAAGTCAAAGTAGATGGCATCGAAACTGAGGTAACTTTGGATGAACTACAACGTGGCTATTCAGGGCAAAAGTATATCCAAAAGGGAATGGCTGAGAACGCAGAAACTAAAAAAACTTTAGATGAAGCGCAGCAACAAATAACCCAGGAACGCCAAGTGCTACAGCATTTGGTACAACAACTGCAAAATGGCGATATTCCAAAAGTGCCTGAATATCCATCAGAGGAACTACGAGCTAGTGACCCTCTAGGTTATTTAGAAAAAGAAGCAGAATATCGTAGGGCTGTAGATAAACGTCAACAATTTGAGCAACAACTATCTGTTCAGGTGCAGCAACAACACCAGGCTAAACAAAAGCAAGAGCAAGATTTCCTAAACCAACAGGCTATGCGCCTTGCTGAGTGGATGCCAGAGTTTGCTAATCCTGAAAAGCGTAGTGTATTCATTCAAGAAGTAGCGACAAAAGCAAAAAAACATTACAACTTATCTGATGATCAGATAAATACTGTAAAATATGCGGAAGAAGTTATGGTTTTGAATGATGCGATAAAGTGGCGTGAGTTACAGGCTAACAAAGGTAAGGCGCAACAGAAAGCGGAAGGTGCAAGACCAGTGGTCAAACCAGCAGCTAAACGTGCGGCTAGTGCAGGGAAAGTATCAAGGGCTAAAAAAGCAGAGGCGAACATGAGATCAAAAGGCGATATTGATAGTGTCGCTGATTATCTTCTAAACCCTTAACTTTTGCAGAAAGGATACAGCAATGGCTGTTACAGCAAACACAAACGAGACGTATGACGTCACAACAATCCGTGAGGATTTATCAGAAGCGATGGCTTCTATTACACCAACAGAGACTATTTTTATGTCTACTATTGGTTCACGCAACGTAGACAACACTTTTTTTGAGTGGAGTGAAGTTGACCTTGCAGCAACAGGTGCGAACAGACAAATAGAGGGTGATGTTGGATTATCTAACACTGCGCCAACTAACGCTGTTCGTAAAGGAAACCACACACAAATTTCAGCTAAAGTTGTAGAAGTATC